GTTGCGTAAAAAGATTGTGTCTAGTGTGAAAGCCGCAGCTACTCAAGGTACAGGGGCTGGACAATGGTCAGCCCGTAAAGCCCAGCTTGTTGCGAAGAAGTACAAAGCTTCGGGTGGCGGATACAGGGACTAATGTGAAAGCCCCGCAGAAATCGCTGAAGGACTGGGGGGACCAGAAATGGCAGACCAAGTCCGGCAAGCCTTCATCCCAAACAGGTGAGCGGTACTTGCCCGCAAAGGCAATACAATCACTTAGTCCTGCTGAGTATGCTGCTACAACCAAAGCAAAGCGTATGGGCAAGGCCGCAGGCAAACAGTTTGTAGCGCAGCCTAAACGCATAGCAAAGAAAACAGCAGGCTTTAGATAATGGCAACCTCTGGCACCCAAGCATTCAACCTAGACCTTAGCGAGATCGTTGAGGAAGCCTTTGAGCGTTGTGGTGCAGAGCTTAGGACTGGCTATGACTTACGCACTGCTCGTAGAAGCCTTAACCTACTGTTTGCTGACTGGGCTAACCGTGGCATTAACATGTGGACTATTGAGCAAGGGTCTATTACTCTTGTTCCGGGCACGGCGACGTACAACCTACCAATCTACACGGTTGATCTCATGGAGCACGTTATCCGCACCGGAGCAGGTAACGCTTCCACGCAGGCAGATTTAAACATCACCCGGATCAGCGTCTCTACTTACGCTACGATCCCCAACAAGCTAACCCAGGCTAGACCCATTCAGGTCTATATTGACCGGATCTCGCCTACGCCCACGATCACTGTCTGGCCCACACCTGACAACTCCCAGACCTACACGTTCGTGTACTGGCGGCTCCGTCGCATTCAAGACGCAGGCAGCGGTGTAAACACAATGGACGTTCCGTTCCGGTTCCTGCCCTGCATGATTGCTGGGTTAGCGGCATACCTCTCTCTGAAGGTTCCAGGGGGTCTAGAACGCAATCAAATGCTCCAGGCTCAGTATGATGCTGCCTGGGAGTTAGCGGCTGGCGAGGACCGGGAGAAGGCAGCGGTCAGATTTGTCCCACGGCAGCAGTTTATTGGGCAGTAATGAAAGAAAAACGCATTACTGATGTTGTGTACCACAAAGCATATTACGAAGCAAATAAAGCGCGTATTGCGGAAGTTAAACGTGTATATAGGGAAAACAACAAAAGAAAAATTGCGGATAGAAACCGAATTTTGTACTGCGCTACGCAAGAATCTCAGCTAGCAAAAAAACAAAAGTATAGGTTAGAAAACAAAGGCAAGATAAACTATTTAAATGCTTTACGAAAGAGGGTTATCAAACAACGCACCCCCTTGTGGCTTTCTAGTTTTGATCGTCTGAAGATTAAGTGCTATTACTCTATTGCAGCTATGTTAACTAGTGTTAACAAAGAGTCATGGCATGTTGATCATGTTGTCCCCCTTCAAGGGGAAATTGTGTCTGGGTTACATGTGCCAAACAACCTTCAGCTTTTGCGTGGTATAGACAACATACGCAAAAAGAACAAGTTTGGGGCGCATCATGGGCAATAGGTTTACGGCAGGCAAACGAGCAATAGCAGAATGCGATATTTGTTCTTTTCGATTTAAGCTAAAAGACCTTAAAGAGCTTGTAATTAAGACCAAAAATGTTAACATTTTGGCTTGTAGAGAATGCTGGAACCCCGATCATCCGCAGCTTCTTTTGGGGATGTACCCGGTTGATGATCCCCAAGCTCTTCGTAACCCTAGGCCTGATCGTAGCTATGTTACTTCTGGACTGCTTGCTGATGGGTCATTAGGTGAAGGCAGCAGAATTATTTATTGGGGCTGGAATCCTGTTGGCGGGTCTAGGCTGTTTACTGCGGAGCTAACCCCTAACCCTCTTGTTGCCGTTGGATCAATCGGCACTGTCACTGTAAGCACAACGTAAGGAACTATGATGAAATCAGATACGGCTCAAGATAAGTCCATGATCAAGAAAGCGTTTAAACAACACGACGCGCAGAAACACGGAGGCGGTAAAGGCACATCTTTGAAGTTGAAGAAGGGTGGTCCCACTACTGACGACCGCATGAAGTTTGGCCGCAACATGTCCCGCGCCAAGAACCAAGGAGACTAATCATGGCTAAGTTTAGTAAGAAGATGGGCGGCAAGGAAGTTGGGGATGCAGCGGTCTACGCTAAACCCCATACCATGACGGGTAAAGCAGTCTTAGCGGAAACTAACCCTGGTCAAGGGCCAAACCGCAGTAAAGCTGAAACCCTTGATATATCTTTGGGTGCTCTTAGCAAGTCGGCAGGCAATGAGCCTATCAAAACCACTGGCATCAAAATGCGTGGTGCTGGCGCTGCTACTCGGGGCTTTATGTCCCGTGGGCCAATGGCTTAAAACATGAACTACACCGAATTGAAAGCCGCAGTAGAGGATTACTGCGAGAATACTTTTACTGCCACTGACTTCGCCACTATGACGGATTTGGCTGAGCAAAAGATTTACAACTCGGTGCAGTTGCCCTCCTTACGTAAAAATGTGACTGGTAGTCTTACGGCTACTAATCAGTATCTTGCTTTGCCCTATGACTTCTTGTCAGTCTTTAGTCTTGCTGTAGTTGACGCTCTTGGGGCGTACACATACCTTCTCAACAAAGATGTCAACTTTATCCGCGAAGCCTATCCAATCCCAACGGACACAGGCACTCCTAAGTACTACGCGGTGTTTGGGCCTGATAGCTCAACCCTGCAAGAGCTAACGCTTATCCTTGGCCCGACACCCAGCGCGGGTTTGGTGGCAGAGCTTCACTACTTCTACTACCCTGTCTCCATTGTTACAGCGAGCACTTCCTGGCTTGGTGACAACTTTGACTCTGCGCTGTTTAATGCAGTGATGGTTGAAGCTATCCGGTTTATGAAGGGTGAACCTGACATGGTTGCGCTGTACGCTGATGCGTATAAACAGTCGCTGACTCTTCTCAAGAACCTGGGTGACGGTAAGTTGCGTCAGGATGCGTATCGCAGCGGTCAAGTCCGCACTCAAGTTATTTAAGGAATTATCATGGCTATCACCCAAGCATTCTGCACTTCAGCCAAGGTTGGTTTTTTGACGGGGACATACACTCCGGTAGCCGACACGATGAAGATTGCGTTGTACACCAGCGTGGCTACTCTGGATGCAACGACCACGATTTACACCACCTCCGGTGAGGTTGTTGGCACAGGGTACACGGCTGGCGGGAACACGCTAACTGGCAATGCTATTAGCTATGACGGCACTACCGCATGGCTTACCTTCAGTGATTCTAGTTGGACTACCGCTACGATTACAGCCCGTGGCGCACTGATCTACGACTTCACCCGATCCAGCGCAGCAATTGCAGTCTTGGACTTCGGTGCAGACAAGACCTCTACAGTAGGTACGTTCACTGTTCAGATGCCGGTCGCTGCTGCTTCCACTGCGCTGATCCGTATCGCTTAAGAGTACAAAATGGCCGTTACCGTAACCCACCCGTTTGTAAGTTTGGTTGCCGATGGCGGTGACACTACTGTAGTCCGTCCTTCTAATTGGAACGCAACGCACAGCATTGCAGGAACTGTTGACGTAGCCAATGGCGGCACAGGGCTTTCTGCCGGTACTTCCGGGGGGGTCTTGGCGTTTACAGCAACAGGCACCATAGCTTCATCTGCGGCACTTACTCAGTACGGGGTGGTGTATGGCGGCGGCGCAGGGGTTGTCCCTTCAGCCACAGCCAATGGAACAACTGGGCAAGTTCTAACCGCAACGACAAGCGGGGCTCCTTCTTGGGCTAACCCAGCCACAAACGGAACGGTCACTAGTGTTAGCTGGACTGGCGGCATTGTTTCTGTAGCTACAGCAACTACAACTCCTGCGCTTACGATTGCCGGGACAAGCGGTGGCATTCCATACTTTTCCAGTGGCACAACGTGGGCAACATCTGCGGCCCTAGCGGCTAGTGATCTGGTCATAGGCGGTGGCGCCGGGGCTGCGCCTTCTACAACGACTACAGCCGCAGGAGCTTTAACGTTCCTGGGTACGCCTTCAAGTGCAAACCTTGCTGCGCTATTGACTGATGAGACCGGGACGGGTTTGGCGGTCTTTGCCACATCCCCTGCGCTGGTTACTCCCACGATCACGACAATCGCAGAGACGGACACCATTGCTGCTACAGCGGCAACAGGCACTCTAAACTACGACGTTATAACCCAAGCAGTCCAGTACTTCACAGCAAACGCATCGGGTAACTGGACGCTGAACTTCCGGGGCTCTAGCTCGGTAACCCTGAACACCTTCATGGCAACTGGCACTTCGGTGTCTGTAACGCTCATGGTAACCCAGGGGTCTACTGCTTACTACAACTCTGCTGTGACCATTGACGGAACCTCTGTAACTCCTAAGTGGCAAGGCGGCACTGCCCCTACCAGCGGGAACGCAAGTTCCTTGGACGTTTACACATACGTTATCCAGAAGACAGGCAGTGCAACATATGTTGTCCTGGCCTCACAGACCAAGTTTGCTTAAGGCATAGCCAATGTCACGCCTCTCCAAGATCGGTGCTGCTGCCCTTGCTGCTTTTGGTTGGACTTCAGGAACATCTGCCGTAACCGTAACTTACCTTGTTGTTGCTGGGGGTGGTGGGGCTGGGGGGGCACGGTTTGGCAGTTACTCTGCTGGCGGGGGGGGAGGGGCTGGGGGTTATCAAACTGGCACAACTTCGTTAAACCCAACGCTTTCTTATACCGTAACTGTTGGTGCTGGCGGCGCTAATGGCACTTCACTTTCTGACGGAAAAAACGGTAACAACTCTCAACTTGGAACATTAACTGCGTCTGTTGGGGGTGGCGGCGGCAATTACAACATTGGAGCAATAAACGGCGCGGGTTTGGCCGGTGGTTCTGGTGGGGGCGGTAGTGGTGTTGGGCCATCCACAGGAGGCGCAGGCACATCGGGTCAAGGTTTTGCGGGTGGCGGGGCTACGGATAATTCCGGTGGGGGCGCAGGGGGCGGCGGCGCAGGAGCCGCAGCGGCAACAGTTGCATCTTTATCTCTTGCCGGTACTGCCGGCGGTGTTGGTATATCTAACTCAATTAGCGGCACTTCCGTTTACTATGCGGGTGGCGGTGGGGGCGGGTCTTACACCCCATCTGCTGGAGCCGTTGGTGGCCTTGGTGGCGGCGGGGCTGGTGGCGCTAATGGAGTTGTTGGAACATCCGGCACCGCAAGCACGGGTGGTGGAGCAGGTGGAGGCGGGGGGACAGGGGCTAGCGCAGCGGCAACAAACGGCGGTTCTGGCGGTTCAGGCGTAGTCATCATCTCCTACGTTGGCGCACAGAAGTTCTCTGGTGGCGTTGTCACATCTGTTGGTGGTAACACCATCCACACATTCAATACCTCTGGCACCTTGGGTGTCATTACGCCTTTGACGGCAGCTTCTCTGGTTGTTGCTGGTGGCGGTGGTGGCGGCACAGGTTTAGCCACATCAAATATTGGGGCGGGCGGTGGCGGCGGGGCTGGCGGTTATCAAACAGGGTCAGCAATAACAATTGACACCAACAGTATTTACGCTGTTGTTGTTGGTGCAGGCGGCGCTGCTGGCGTAGCAAATTCAACTAGCTCAACTAGTGGTTCAAGTTCCAGTGTTTTTGGCGTAACGTCTACAGGCGGTGGATTAGGCGGGAACTATAACGGCACAAACGCAGCAGTTGGTGGTTCTGGCGGTGGCGGTAGCTACAGCAGCGCAACAGGAGCAGCGGGAACTAGTGGACAAGGGTTTGCTGGCGGGGATGCTTACATTGCTGGGTCGCCTTATGGACACGGTGGCGGTGGCGGCGCGGGTGGAGTTGGCGGGTCGGCTACGTCTTCAACTGCTGGTATTGGCGGTGTAGGGGCATCAAACTCTATTAGCGGCACAGCCACTTACTATGCAGGGGGTGGTGGAGGAGGCTCCGGTGTCACTTCTACTTTGGGCGGCGTTGGTGGAAATGGCGGCGGCGGCAAAGGCGGTTCTGGAACTATTGTCGGTATTGCAGGAACTGCCAATTTGGGGGCTGGTGGTGGTGGTGGTGGCAATCAAGGTGCTGGGGGCACTGTTTCATCTAATGGCGGTGCTGGTGGCTCTGGTGTAGTCATCATCAGTTACCCAGGCTCTACGCAGCAGATGGCTGGTGGCATTGTCACTATCTCAGGTGGCAACGTGATTCACACGTTCAACACCAGCGGCTACCTGACCCCGATCACCTACTACACCAAGTCATTGCGGTTTAGGTCTTCTGCGAGTGCGTATTTGAACAGGACTCCTGCTACCACAACCAACCAGAAGACTTGGACTTGGAGCGGGTGGGTTAAGCGCGGGACGTTAGGAACTTCGCAAGAACTTTTTACTGCTGAAATAAATACCCAGCAATATAACCTTTTATATTTTGGATCGGATGCGCTTAATGTTTTGGAGTATGCATCCGGCGCAATAGCACAGTTAATTACCACGCAAGTATTTCGTGATCCTGCTGCTTGGTATCATATTGTTCTTGCTTGGGATTCTACTCAAGCTACTTCTTCAAACAGGGTTAAACTTTACGTTAACGGAACTCAAGTTACTGCGTTTTCAACGGCAATATACCCCCCATTAAACGACAACACATATGTAAACCTATCGTCAGCCGTGCATGTTATGGGCCGGTATAATAGTAGTCCTTCAGAGTATTACGACGGCGAAATGACCGCCATCAACTTCATTGACGGTCAAGCCCTAGCCCCAACGTCATTTGGCACATTCAATAGTTACAACCAATGGCAACCGATCACTTACGGTGGCTCATACGGCACCAATGGGTTCTATTTGCCGTTCACCAACACCACCAGCACAACGACCCTGTGCTACGACAGCAGCCCCAACGGTAACAACTGGACACCCAACAACATCAGCCTCACTGCCGGGTCCACATACGACTCACTGACTGATGTGCCGACACTGACCTCGGAGACGGTGGCGAACTATGCTGTGTTGAATCCGTTGCAGAACCATGATTCAGGATACACAGTAGCCCTAACAAACGGAAACTTGTCCGTTGCCATTACCTATGTAAGTGGTGGTAATATGATTACAGTTCCATCAACTGTAAAAACCCCAGCAAGTGGGAAATGGTATTGGGAAATTACCGTAAAAAGCACGCTGGGGGGCGCTGCGTCTGGTATTGGTATAATAACTCCAGATTCTTATATTGAAGCGGTGCTCCCGCCAACCGATAATTACATATACGTTCAGAACGGTAACAAACGTAACAATAGCACGGTTACAGCATACGGTTCATCTTATACAAACGGTGACGTTATCGGGGTTGCATTGGATGTTGGTGCAGGAACAATTACGTTCTACAAGAACAACACCAGCCAAGGCACTGCTTTTACTGGCATAGCGGCGGTGCCTTATTACGCTGTAGTCACTCTTAATGACACGGGTTCCTACGCTGCCAACTTCGGCCAGCAACCCTTCGTCTACACCGCCCC